TCCCACCAGGGGAGAATATCCCACGGACCCAATATCTTTTAGAATAGGGAAGTTATTGGAGATTGAAAGCGATATCCAGTTTGCACGGGATGAAAAGGTTATTCATACCTTGGGTTCCCTCCACAAGCTTCATTTATCTCTTCATGATGAACTAAGAACCTTCATCGAAGCTTCCAAAGATATCCATGGTGCAACACCAGAACAATTGAAGATTGAGATTGTGGACGCGATTCACGCCCTTCCACCCATCTTGAAGAAACAAGTGATGGATGAACTTTTGGTGGATGGTTCGAATGTTGTGAGATTGAAAACACAATGATTGGATTGTTACAAGCAGCATCCAAGGCTAGGGCTTTGAAAGAACTTGTGGATGAATGTCCATTGGACTTCTTTCGCCCTTCCAAGCCCCAAAGAGAAGTGTTGGAGTGTACCCATCCCATAACACTTTTCCGCGCGGCTAATCAGCTAGGGAAAACTTATGTGGGAGCTGCAGAATGCTTGTACATGATGAAGGGTTCAAGCCCTTACAAAGACTTATCCCACATCAAACCCCCAATAACAGTGTGGGCTATTGTTCATAGCTGGGAACAATCCAAGATTATCCAACACAAGATACATTCCCTTATTGGAAAGAATGAATACGCGGACGATTCCCCAGAGTTCCAAGAAGGGCGCGGGTATCGAGCCAAGAATCCATGGTTCAAGCTCAAAAATGGTTCCATGCTATTTTTTAAAACAGCCAACCAAGGAACCTTGGGAGCCGCTTCGGGTACCATTGACTTTTGCTGGGTTGATGAACCTTGCCCACAAGCCCTATTTGGGGAATTGGCGGCTCGACTTCTTCGGAATCGTGGAAGAATGCTTATGACCATGACCCCCATTGGTGGGGGAGATTTAACTTGGTTGAAGAAGCTCACAGAAACCAAACCCCCACGGGTGAGGGATATTCATGCTCCCCTATCTGTGGAGAACACAACCCCCATAGATTTGGATGGGAAGCCCTTGAATCCACTTCTCCATCAAGAAGATGTGGATAGGATAGCCGATACTTATCTTTCCATAGATAAGAACGCACGCCTTGAAGGGTCTTGGGATGTGGGTGTTCCCTTGGATGGAAGGATATTTGAACATTTTGGAGAGAATCACATATCAGATTCCCCTTGCCCAAAGGGAGAATATACCTTTTCGATTGGAATAGACCATGGCCACCATCCCAATTCACAGTGTGCGCTATTGGTGGCCATCTCCCAAGATGATAAGACCATCTATGTACTCGATGAATACTTTGCCGCGGGTGGAGAACAGGAAAGTGGAACCGCCCAACGCCATGCAAGGGCGATTGTGGCCATGATACGTAGGAATGGATTGGAACCCTTACAGATAAATAGATGGACGGGGGACCGTCCCCATGGTGGGGGAAAACATGGTGGAAGAATGAGTAATTCACTTTTGCGTTCTGCTTTGGAACATGTTTTGGACTACCCACAAAATTCTTGCCCTTTTCGGATACACACAGCACACAAACCAAGATGGAGTGTGTATTATGGTTCCCAGCTCATCAATGAAGCCATGGTTCAAGGAAGATTCATTGTTCATCCCAAGTGCAAGCGGCTTATCCGTTCACTGAGTTCATGGACGTTGAAAAAAACAGGCGCTATGGATAGACTGAGTGAATGGAAACATGCAATTGACGCGCTAAGATATGCCGTGGTTCCCATTTTGGATACAAAATACGCTGCCCCCACCTTTTCCAAAATCCCAATTTTCAGAAAATAGGAAATTTTTATGCTTACATTACCATCAAAACCGATATTTCCAGATAAAGCTTCCAATGATAGGAGTGAAACCACAGCAAGAAGAAGAAGATTGCTTGAAGGAAATTGGGCGCCCGATTTGGAAGACTTCATCACGGATTCCGTGGCGCTCGATAGGAGAGCGATTTGGGGAGCCTTAGACACGTCTTCCAATGTCTTCAAGCAGGGGTGTGAAGCTTTGGCGGTACTTTATTCCAGAAAGCCAAGTGTTGGGATAAGAAAAGATGAATCTATGAAAGCATATCCTTTCATTGGTCCCAATGGGGCTTTGGATAAGAGCCATTACTTTGAAATGATGGCTAGCGTACAAATGAAGACTATTGGACTTCGCGAAATGCTTATGAGAATAGATATTTCAGATTCCAACCAATTGATGTTTAGACCTGTGACCCCTGATATGGTATTTGCAAGCGCCCCCGCGGGTGACCCCATGAAAGCCAATTATCTGTATGAACTACGATTGAGAAAAAACAATGAATCCCATGAAATGTTTTGGACTGCGGATATTTATGATTTGAGGGATGCCAGGAATCCAAAATATCTTGTGCGAGTTATTGAACCAGATGGGGTGATGGGTGAGGATATGACCCAAGAATTTTTGGGTGGGGATATGAGTGGGGATAACTACCCATATCGAGATTCAAAAGGGAATCCATTCCTTCCATGGGTGTTTTACCATGCTTCTATAGATGGTCAATTGTTTTCACCTTTTGAGCTGTCGGAAGTGGTGGCGGGTTCCATGGTGGCTTCCACGTATTATACGTACTTGAAACATCTTATGTTTGATGCAAGCTTCCCACAAAGATATGTGGCTTCCCTCCAATTGGCGGGTTTGAACACCATGGATTCCAACATGGCGACCACAAGAATGAGTGTTTCCACGGACCCTTCTTCCATCTTGTGTTTTACCGCAGACCCAGATTCTTCCACCCAACCTTTGATTGGTCAATTTCAGGCGGGAATGAGTGACCCCGCGACCATGTTGGGGGCTATCACCACGTATGAAAGACGATTGGCCACCCAGATGGGAATAGACCCTGCTAGTGTACAAAAGATTTCAAGTGACCCAAGAAGTGGGTATTCTATCGCCATGAGTAAGGAATCCATGAGGGATGCCCAAGAGAGATATGAAGGTGTTTTCAGGGTAGCGGATTTGGAAGCCATAGAGAAAGCCGCTATGATATCCAACCGTATTTTGGGAACCAACTACCCTGAAAGTGGATATGTTATCTCTTATGAATCCATAGAACTGAGTGAGATGGAACAAAAAGCCCAAACTGAAAACATCATAGCCCTATTGGATAAGGGATTGTTATCTCCCGTTGAGGCCATGTTGAAGCTATATCCAGATTTGACCACGGAAGAACAAGCTATTGAAAAGTTACGTACCATAAGACAACAAAAAATTGAGTTCGCATAACCCCCAACAAAGGAAAAACCATGAAAACCATTACCCATGAAGGGCAAGAATATATCCTCAAAAGTGAAGTGGATGGAATCGTTAGAGAACGTCTTTCCAAAGTAACTGAAACCAAAAGAGCCGCGGAAAACCGTGTTCAAGAACTTGAATCCCAATTGGGGGAGATGTCTTCCAAGATTCAAGGCGTTGACGCTATGGCTTCCCAACTTGCCCAATTACAGGATGAACTTTCCCTATCGAACCAACGATATGAACGCCATCAAGCAATAGCTTCCCAAGGTATTACGGACCCAGAAGTTAGGGATTTGATTGAGTGGCAATACTCCAAAGCCATGGAAACCAAAGCCAAGAAGGATAAGGTTTCCTTGGGTGAATGGATGAATAGCATGAAAGAAAGTGGGGAGGTTCCCACAGTATTGAAACCCTACTTTGAACAGCCTTCACAAGCCCAAGAATCCACCCAAACACAACAATTGGAACATCCTTCCACCCAACAACAATTGCACGCTTTAAACGAGCGTGTACGACCATCCACAAACCAAGGTGTGACACCAACCCAAGACCATGCCACCAATGGGGATTTGTGGAAGAAGGCCAGCAATGATTTCGAGTTCTACCGCCAAAACCGTGACCAACTGAAAAAACATTACTACCAAACCAGAAATAACCGCTTCAAAACATGATTACCAATATCACAGCCTATTGGATAGATGGTGAATACTATCTTCATGAAGGAACTCCCAATGCCAACACCAAGAAAAAAATCACCAGACGTATCCAAGAAAATAAAGAAGCTATTGAGCGAGGGGAAGCCATTGAGCCAATCCATTGCCATAGCTTTGTCGATGGCTGGGAAGAAGCAAAAGAAACCCAAAACCAAAACAACATCCAAAAGGAGAAAATAAAATGGCCGCAATAGACCTTTCAAGCCTCAATTGGGAAAATGGTGGAGCTGTATATAAAGCCGCTAGTGTTTCCACAACCAATCAAGAATTCAAGCTTCCAAAATGGTGCAAGCTCATAACAATACAACCAAAGAGCCAAGCCATCTATTTCAGTTATGAAGGGACAGATGGAGCCGCCCCAAGTGCAAGCGCCTTTCCCCAAGTGGTGGATTCCATCATCCAATATAATCCACAACAAACAAGCCAACAAAGAAGTGTGTTTATAGCATCACAGGCGGGAACCGCTACTTTGTATCTTATATTCGAATAACCCCCCCCTATTAGGAAGGAACCATGGCCATCCCAATATATAATCCCACTAGTGGGACCACAGAAATTGTGACTGAGTTCACAAATCAATCTAGTGTATCAATTTCTCATTCATTTTCGTTCAAGCCACGTGTTCTAATTGTAGATTCAAGTGGGAATCAGATTATGGGTGATGTTATTTTTACCACTAATTCTGTGACAATTACATTTATCAGTTCCATATCTGGAACGGTTTATTTAAGCTAAAATATAAAAGACTCTCAACCCCCCATATATGGAGATATCCACCATGGAATTTTTTAATCCAAGTGTAGTGTTCAAAGGTGCAGTACGCGCCGATAATGCCCCTTCAAATGATAGTGACCTAACCAGAAAGCAAGATATCGCGGGACTTTCTTACATTTCCGCAATTGCCAGCGGTTCTTCTTCGATGCTTTCAGTATCCAATGGAGAGCTTTCCATCTCTTCTTTGGCTCTTACAGATGTACACGTCGACAACACCCAAACATCTTTGGCTAACTTTGTAGCCAATGAATCATCTACTGCCCAAGGTTTGGGAACAGGTGATGTTCTTATTCTTACAGCTCCAAGCGCTGGAACTGAAACCTACATTGTAAGTGGAGCAAATGGTGGAAGTGTTGGGAACTACACACAGATTGAAAGCCCAATCACAGCCGCTGAAATTGGAAGTGTAATTAGCGCGGGTGATGGTATTTCCATCAACTCTTCCACAGCACAGATTTCCGCTAACCTAGCCGCTGGAACGGGTCTTTCATCAAGTGTTTCCAATGGCCAAATTACCTTTGCGTTGAGCGCTAACAGTGACCAAATCAGCGAGGGAAGTTCCAATCTATTTTTCACCAATGCACGTTCACGAAGTGCCCTTAGTGTGGA